GGGCGGAATGGGCACGCTGCGCTTCTTCGGCGGGGCCTTCTTCGGCGCGCGCTGACCGTCGTGGAAACCGTTGCGGTACCAGAAGTCGCGGCCTTCGGCGGTGCCCATCGGCGCGGGCCACGCCATGTTCACGGCGCGGAGATAGTTCATTCTTACTCTTGCTTGTTTCGTGAACTTTCAATTTTCAATTTTCCACTCTGCAATTTTCCATCTGAACGAACGGCGTTCGCTCAAATGGCTTTTTCTGTTTTCGATTCGGTCAAACGTTGTTACATCTTTTCTTTTGATCCAACAATGTCTTCTGTCACGCAAACAATGTACCTCACCAAAATGATTCGTGAGGGGTTCGAAAAAGCCGACGTCGACATGTGGCAGGCGCTCTGCCAACAGTGCAAAACGGACATCGGCAACTCGCACGAGTACATGTACCTCCTCCTCGACATGGCTCGTCACAACGACTGCTCGGTGCTCGACATCGTGAAATCAGGACGGGTTTGTTCGCAGCAGCGCAACATCAACGAAAAGTTCATTGACGCGCTGCTGAAATCCGTCGCCTCAGACGACGAGCGCGAGTCCGGCACTAAGGTTCTTGATCTCACGGCTGAGGAAGAACTCTCCGGCTCGTACGAAGAGACGGACTCCAAGTACATCGACGACCCGAACTCGAACGAAGCGTACGAGATCGACGGCTTCGTCGTCGAAGACCACGACTCCGAGGCCGAGGCCGACACCAGCAACAAGAAGAAAGGACTCAAGCGCAAGCTGAAGCAAACTGCTCTTGACTCTGAAGAATGAACTTTCGAATTCGTTTAGTTCTGCACCACATTCGCTGCTACTTCTGCTGTCAGCCTAGTAGCGCAAACTCTCGAGCGTCTCAATCATCTCCTGATCGTCGTAGTAGCGCTGATCCTCAGCGTCCTGGAACATCATCTCGGCGGCAGCGTCCCGCTGAGCGCGCTCATACAACGGCTCCGGCTCGATCTGCTCACGAGCCGCATGCCACGCTCGAAACACCTCGTTCAGAAAGCGACGATGCTGACGATCGTCCGTCAACACCTGCATCTGAGCCCAGTAGCGCATCTTGATGCGCTCCAGAAACTCGTGCTGAGGCACTTCGTAAAAGTTCTCGATAAACTCCATCTGGCTCACAAACTTGGGGTTCGTTCGCATCTCGTGGCGCACCATCTGCCAGAACATCTGGTCGACATGCGCGTCCATGACCTGCAGGTCACTGTAGCTGTAGCGAGACTCCATCTCTTGTTTGCTGGCTCCGCCACGACTCGCGGCTCGATACTGCGCTCGAGCCCACTCGTCCTTTCCAACCAGCGGCGCAACAGGCGCCGACCACACACGCGCCGCTTCACCAGTCGTTGGCACGTACTTGGTGTACGGGCGCTTAAATTGCCCACGGGGCAGACTCATCTATCGTTCCGATAAATTCGATATCATGTTAATTCCGATTACTTCGTAATCGGTTACCTTGGATCCTGGATCCAAGGTCCGGGGGGTAATACTAAAACCTCGGATCTCGGTTTTTTGGCCCCCCGGAGAATTCGCTTCGCGAATTCTTTTCTGTTGTTTCAACCATGAGCTCTCGTAAACGTTCGTATGCTTCGGCAATGCCACTGGCCGACATGTCATCGGCCAAGCTGAAGCGCCTGGCCGCGAACTACCAGGCGCGCAAAGGACTGGGTGCTCGCAACCGAGCGCCTCGCATCAAGGGCGCGATTCAGCTGTACGGCGGTCGCCAAGAGCTGAAGTACGTCGACACTGCGATCTCCCAGGAGTTCGACGCGACCGCCGGCGTCCTGACGCCGATCAACTTGCTGGCGGTTGGCGACGACAACACGTCCCGTGATGGCCGTCAGGTGACGATCAAGAGTGTGCAGCTCGCACTCTCGGTGACGCGCCAAGTGGGCTTCGCGAACGAAGACCTGCGCGTGATGCTCGTGTGGGACAACGCCGTCAACAGCGGTGCTGCGCCGACGATTATGGGCACCATCCTGGACAACTCCACGGTCACGACGCCGGCGTCGTGCTTCCCGAAGGTGGACAACGCGCAACGCTTCACCATCTTGTACGACAGCAAGGTGCAGGTCGGCCCGATCTCGGCCACCGCCACACAGGCGTTCAGCGCCAACACCGTCGCGCGCTGGGACGCGTACAAGAAGATCAACCAGGTCACCCAGTACAGCGGCACGACGGCGGCGATCGGCTCGATCCAGAATGGCGGCCTGTACTTGATCACGCTCGGCTCGCTCGCCACGGGTTCGACGTGCGTCGGCGGCGTTCGCGTGCGCTTCACCGACAACTGACACAAATCTCCCAACTGAAGTTTTCTCCGATGCGGTTTGCTTCACATGCTTTCAATATCCATCCAACGCATCAGCTCCATCTCTTCTTCTTCTTGCAGGCGCTGGTAGGCCAGCGCCTCTTCACGCTCATCCTGCGCGTGACGCTCCATCTGCTCGAGGAGCGGAACAACTTGACGCGCCACAGCCGGGTCGCCAAAGATCGGCGGGACGACCATAGGCAGCGGCGCTGGCACTTCTCCAGGAGGCGCCCACGGCTGCGTCATGTGGACGACGCTGCCAAACTCTCCTTCGAGTCGGCGCGTCATGGCTCCGAGGCCGACGCGTGACCACCACTGCTCGGGCGGCTCGTTGCTGGTGATCCAGATCTTGGTGGCAAGAAAGTTGCGCGCGCCGCCCTTGTAGTCGACAATGGTCGGGTAGCGGTCGCAGATGACGAGCATCTGGTTGCGCGGAATCCAGCCGTAGAACTCGTCGATCACGATGTGCTTCTCGCCGTTGTAGCCGTCCCAGTACACGGCCTTGCCCTGCGGCTTGCGCAAAACGTAGTACGGCTCGCCAACAGTGCCGTCCTCCTTAAGGCTCGCCTCGTAATGGGCGCGACGGCTCTTGCCGCAGCCGCTCACGCCCCAGTACACCTTCGTGAAGGTGATCCAGCTGCGCTTGGGTTCTTTCGCCATCGAAAACTTCTCGAAGGCGCGGTAGTAGCGGGCCCAGACGGGAAACAGGTCTGGGTTAAGCATGATATCGTTCGCGCTGGTGCCGGCGCTCATCAGGTCGAACACGCGCTTGAGGTCCGTGCGTTCGCCCTTCTTGGTCGGGACGGAGGCGTCGCTGCCGTACGTCCACGGTCCGTGTCCTTCTCCAGCGATGCGCGACTCCTCCTTCGTGCAGTACGCCTTCGCCTGCTCGTGCGTACCGTTGCGCGGCTCCCAGTGCGAGCGCGCACAGCAGTTCTCCTTAATCCACTTGAGGCGCTTCTTGCCGACAAACACCACGTAGCCCTGCAAGTGCTCCGTGCCGTTCTCACCACGCTCGTGCTGCCACACAGCGTACTCCACATCAGGCCACACATTCGGCGGAACATCCTCTTCCACCGGATTGTTCGTCGTAAACACCCAATACTTCATGTACTGACCACGTGACACTGCGTTTACTTTTTGTGAGTCTTCTTCTTGGGCGGAATGGGCACGCTGCGCTTCTTCGGCGGGGCCTTCTTCGGCGCGCGCTGACCGTCGTGGAAACCGTTGCGGTACCAGAAGTCGCGGCCTTCGGCGGTGCCCATCGGCGCGGGCCAC